ACTCACCGTAAGAATCTTTCACCAGCGCCTATGCGTGGTGGGATTCGTCTCTAGATGCCCTGTTATACTCCGTTATCGGGGTATCGTGCTAAGGCCCCCGGGAAATCCGGGGGTTTTGGTATTGTTTTTGACCGTTCTCTTTCTCATGGACAACATATGTCTGTTGGGTGCGGTCAGTGTATCGGCTGTCGTTTAGATTATTCTAAGATGTGGGCGATGCGTTGTATGCATGAAGCCGCGCTTCATGCGGATAACTGTTTTATTACGTTAACGTATTGTGATGAGAGTTTGCCTTCTGGTCACTCGCTGGTGAAATGGCATTTCACGGATTTTATGAAGCGTTTGAGGCGTGAGTATCACGGAAGCCGGATTCGCTATTATATGTGTGGCGAGTATGGAGACCAGTTTAGTAGGCCTCATTATCATGCGTGTTTGTTTGGTTTTGATTTTCCTGATAAGGAATTTTATGCTAAGCCTAATGGCTTTGCTTTGTACACTAGTGATTCCCTTGCGGAGCGTTGGGGTCACGGTTTTTGTACTGTTGGTGAGCTTTCTTATGAGACTGCCGCTTATACGGCTCGTTATATTATGAAGAAGGTCACTGGTGATATGGCTCATGCCCATTATATGGTTGTTGACCCGGATACCGGGGAGATTTATTTTGTTGAGCCTGAGTATTGTACGATGTCTCGTAGGCCGGGTATTGCCCGGGATTGGTTTGAGGAATTTGGTTCCGATGTTTTTCCTTCCGATGAGGTTATTATTAATGGGAAGGTTTGCAAGCCCCCGCGTTTTTATTCTGATATTTTACAGTTGGATTCTCCTGAATCGTATGAGCGTTTGAAGCGTAAGCGTTCTGATTGGTTTGGGTTGCATAGTGGGGATTGTACCCCGCGTAGGTTGCGTGATCGTGAGACTGTTGCTCGCGCACGTGTTGATTCTTTGAAACGGAGTTTTGATCATGGTTCATAAGATATTTTGTATTTATGATGGTTGTGCTAAGGCGTATTTGCCGCCGTTCTTTTTGCCGGAAACTGCTATGGCGTTGAGGACTTTTTCGGATTGTTGTAATTCTGATGATCATCAGTTTGGTATGCATCCGGGTGATTACACCTTGTTTTGTATGGGCACCTTTGACGATAATTCGTCTCGTTTTGAGACTCACAGTGGTGAGAAGGTTGCTAATGGTGTTGAGGTTATTGTTGCTCAGGCTGGTATTCAGTCTGAGCTTTTTGATGGTAATGGTAAGGAGATTTCGACGTGAAGACTCGTAAGAGTGTAATGAAGCATCAATTTTCTCAGGTTCCGAAGGCTGAGATTCCGCGTTCTAGTTTTGATCGTAGTCATGGTCATAAGACTACGTTTGACGCGGGTTTTCTTATTCCGATTCTTGTGGATGAGGTTTTGCCGGGCGATGGTTTTAATTTGTCTATGACTGGTTTTGCTCGGCTTGCTACGCCTATCTTTCCCATTATGGACAATATGTATATGGATACGCATTTCTTTTTTGTCCCTAATCGTTTGATTTGGGATAATTGGGAGAAGTTTAATGGCGAGCAGACTAATCCGGGTGATTCTACGGATTTTCTTATTCCCCGTTTGTCGGGGGGTGTTCCCGTTACTGAGGGTCAGAACGGTGACTATATGGGCATTCCTACTGATGTGGCTAATGTGGATGCTCTTAATATTAATGCTTTGCACTTTCGTGCTTTGAATCTGATTTATAATGAATGGTTTCGTGATCAGAATCTTGTTGATTCTGTCGCTATTCAGACTGATGATGGTCCAGATTCTTATACGACTAATTACGCTAGTTTGTATCGTCGCGGTAAGCGACATGATTATTTTACGTCGTGTCTTCCTTTTCCTCAGAAGGGTGATTCTGTTGATTTGCCGTTAGGTACTGTGGCTCCTATTACTGGTATTGGCGCTATTAATCCGCCGGCGGCTACTATTGGCGTGGCGGTGACTGAGACTGGTGATGTTATTAAGTCTTATGCTAATCAGTATGTTTCTTCGGCTATGTCTTTTGAGGTTGATCCGCTTTTGGGTACTTCTCCTAATATATTTGCGGATTTGTCTTCTGCTACGGCTGCTACTATTAATCAGTTGCGGCAAGCTTTTCAGATTCAGAAGCTTCTTGAGAGGGACGCTCGTGGTGGTACTCGGTATACCGAGATTATACGGGCTCATTTTGGTGTGACTTCACCGGATGCCCGTTTGCAGCGTCCTGAGTATCTTGGTGGAGGTTCTTCTCCGGTTATTATTTCGCCTATCGCTCAGACTAGTAACACTAGTTCAGATGTTCAGGTTTCTAATACCCCTCAGGGTAATTTGGCGGCGATTGGTACTGTTCAGCTTAACAATCATGGTTTTACGAAGTCGTTTACTGAGCATGGTGTTCTGATTGGTTTGGTTTCTACTCGTGCTGATTTAACGTATCAGACTGGTCTTGATCGTGGTTGGAGTCGTCAGACTCGTTTTGATTATTATTGGCCTGCGCTGGCTCAGATTGGTGAGCAGGCTGTTTTGCAGAAGGAGATATTCCTTTCTGGTGTTCCTGTTGAGGATGATGTTATTTTCGGTTATCAGGAGCGTTTTGCTGAGTATCGTTATAAGCCTTCTAAGATTTCTGGCTTGTTTAGGTCTACTAATGCGACTACTCTTGATGCTTGGCATCTTGCTCAGGATTTTCTCGTTGCGCCTGTTTTGAATAAGCTATTTATTGAAGAGAATCCGCCTGTGGATCGTGTTATTGCTGTTCAGGATGAACCGCATTTTATCTTTGATGCGCATTTTTCTATGCGCTGTGCCCGGCCTATGCCTTTGTATGGTGTTCCGGGTTATATTGATCACTTCTGAGGGTTTATTATGGCTTTAACTTTTGATGTGCCTGTGCCCGTTAAGAAGGGTTTTTTGTCTGGTGTTTCCAGCTTTCTTGGTGGTCCTATTGGTACTATGTTGGGCGGTGCTTTTTCCGCCTTTGGTGCTTCGCGCCGCAATCGTGCGGCTAAGGATATGGCTCGTGAGCAGATGGCGTTTCAGGAACGTATGTCTTCTACTGCTCATCAGCGTGAAGTTAAGGATTTGCGTGCTGCTGGCTTAAATCCTATTTTATCTGCTACTGGGGGTTCTGGGGCTTCTAGCCCCGGTGGTGCTATGGCTCCTATTATGGATGAGGCTGCACCTGTTATAGCTTCTGCTATGTCTTTGCGTCGTCAGAGGGCTGAGATTGCTAATATCAATGCCCGTACTGACTTGACTTTGCGTCAGCGCGATATTTTGGCTCCCGCCGGTTCTGTGGCGGGTATGGTTACTACTGGCATTTCTGCCATTCGTAACCGTTTGTCTACTCCTGATTATGAGAATATGTTGAAGGAGTTTCTTGGTACGATTAATCGTGCCGGTTCCTCTGCTAAGAGTGTTGCCGGCTGGCCTAAGGGTCAGGTTGATCGTTTTGTTAGTTGGTATAACCAACGTTTTCATGGAGGTGGTTAGATGTATACTAAGCCCGGTCGTGTTACTATTGATTGCGGTAGTGTTTCTCGTACTAAGCAATCTTTCCGTAAGGATTGTGATATTAATTTGATTATGAGTAAGTACCAGAAGACTGGTGCTATATCTCATTTTCGAGCCCATTCGGGCGAGTATGGCTATGCTACTGCGACGACTTTTCAGGAGGCTATGAATGTTGTAGCGACTGGTCGGTCGCTTTTTGAGGGTTTGCCCTCTTCGCTCCGTGAGCGTTTTAAGAATGACCCTGCTCGTTTTCTTGAGTTTACTCAAGATGAGGCTAATGCCGATGAGATGGTAGAGCTTGGTCTTGTTGATCGAGGCCCGCCCGAGCTTGATCCGGAGGTCCCTGCCCAGGTGGCTGCCGATCTGCCGGTAGTCCCGGCTTCTGAGCCCGCTGCGGGCGATTCTGCACAGTGATGTACTTGATGTAACTGTGTGGACTGACACCGTTTTTGTTTTTATTTTTTGGTGTTAGTCTTTAGGGGTCGCATTGCGGCCCCTTTTTTTATGGAACTTGTTCCTTATGTTTCTGAGCGAAGCGAAGATTTTTTTTATCATTTTCTTCTTGCTATGTTTTGGTGGTTGTGTTACTCTTGATATGTCCGCTACATTTGGCGGTCGTCATTCAGAGGTTTTAATTATGTCAGATTCATTTGCTAGTTTGCTGCGTCGTCTTCGTATGACTGAGAAGCGTCAGACGGAAGCGCTTGAGGATACTCGTGAGCAGATCAAAGCGCTGGAAGCGCTTGAGAAGAAGAAGTAGAATGTATGGGCTCGTCAGAGACCTTGGTATTGTTTGTGATATTTTGGAGGTGATTGTTATGCGTAGGAATCGTATGAGTAAGCGTAAGTCCCGGCGGTCTTTTTCTAAGGGCGCTTCTCGGACTCACCGTAAGAATCTTTCACCAGCGCCTATGCGTGGTGGGATTCGTCTCTAGATGCCCTGTTATACTCCGTTATCGGGGTATCGTGCTAAGGCCCCCGGGAAATCCGGGGGTTTTGGTATTGTTTTTGACCGTTCTCTTTCT